CCGCTTTTTCCGATCCCTCTTTGGAGAGCAACGCCTGGTAGCGGGGGTCGAGGTTCGGGGCCAGCTCGGTGGCCTGCGTCTCTCCGTACTTGGAGACGATCTGGTCCCAGGTCATCTCCTTGCCGTCGACCTTCATGGTGCCAGTCGACTTGCGGTCGCCGGTCTCGGCGTTGCCGAGGTTCCACTCCTTGAGGGTCGGGAGTGGATCGTCTGACGCCTTGCTCACTTGTCGTCCTCCTTGGGGAGGGACTTGTCGGCGTTGCCGAGCTTGTCGCTGTAGTCGTCGGGCATGTCCCTATCCTAGCCCTGCGAGCGTGTTGATTCCTTGGAGCATCCCCGCCTGGGACAGCGCCGAGCCGACCCCTTGGGCGGATCCGGAGAGCACGTTGCCCGCCTGGGAGACCACCGAGGTCGGGTCATATCCGAGCCCCAACTGCTCGATCCCGTCCTGCAGGCGGGTCTGTACCTCCTGCTGGGAGAGACCGTTGGCCTTGGCGATGAGGGCGTAGTTCTGCTGGGCGCGGGCGTAGTCCCCCGCCGACTGCTGCTCCTGACGACCGAGAGTGGCTTGGTTCCACTGGTTCTGCTGGCCGAGGTTGGCGGCTGCGGTCTTCGCTCCTGCGGTGTTGAGGGAGCCCGACGCCGCCTGACCGCCGGTGAGCCCTTGGAGTTGGGTCTGGAAGTTCTGGACGTTCTGCGCGGCCTGCTGCGCCTGGTTCTGCTGGGTGAGACTGTAGGACTGCTCGGTCCCCTGCTGCTGCAACTGGGTCTGCTGGGCGTTGATCCCCTGGCCGGCGAGCTGGTAGCCGGCCATCTGCGTCGCGTAGTCCGCCTGCCCCTGCAGTTCCGCGGGGGTGGTGCCGAGCTGCTGTTCGAGGCCGGCGTATTGGAGTTCCTGCTGGGCCAGAGCGGGGGCACCGAGGGCGGCTTCCGCCGTCGCCGGGGTGGCGGAAGTGGTGCCGAGTTGGCTGTTCACCTGCTGGAAGTACCCCGAAGGCATGGACATCAGAAGTCCCCGTCCAGGTCGAGGAACAACGGGTTGTAGTTCTGCTGGCCCGTCGAGAAGAAGTTGCCCTGGTCGGTGTAGGTCCGGGTGACGGTCTTCATCTGCTCGATCTGCATGGTGAACTCGTCACGGAACTCCTTCCACCGAGGGTCGGCGTCCTTTCGGAGGGCACGGTAGGCGGCGTAGTTGTAGGCGGTGTCCTCCCAGTTGGGGAGCACGTCGAGGAAGTCGCTCCCCGAAGAGGCGGGCACGATGGTTCGGGGGTAGTAGAGGTTGAGCGTCCCGTCCACCGAGGGGACGGGGTAGAGGAGGATGGTCAGTCCGGTGCCCGAGACCCCGGTGTTGTCGGGGTTGTTCCACAGGGTGTAGTTCTGCGGATAGGCCGAGGGGAGGGTTTTGAGGTTCCCCCACACCGCGTCCATTTCGTTGTAGCCCCGGAACTCGAGCGAGTAGGTGTAGGAGGTGTTGTTGTTGGGCACGAACTCGAGCCGGTGGAGGCGGAGCAGGTCGGTGGGGCAGAGGTACGCCTGGGTCTCAGCGGTGGTGGAGATGGCCTCCGGACCCTTCTGGAAGCACTCCACCTCCCGCTGAATGTTGGCGCACCCCTCGTTCAGCCACCCCTCCAACTCGGTATTCGACCAGAACTGGGCGACCGGCTCGTCGATGAGGCTCCGGACCTCGGTGACGGCGTTGGTCAAGGTCACAGCCATGTGCCCATCCTACCGCTCATGTGATGTGATTCCACGATGCTCCGTTGTAGACCCACAAGCTCCCGTCCGTGTCCGACATCATGCTTCCAGCAGCCGGGGTGGTAGATGGAGTCCCGGTGGTGACACCCAGGTAGCCGGTGCCCGCAAAGACCGGAGTGTTGCTTACATCGACAATCCATAAGCCCGTAGCGCCATACGTAGGGTCAACGAAAACTTGTGCTGCCGAAAAGGAGTCCCCACTATAGAGGACGGGGGTTCCCTGGGTAACTCCTCTATAGTGGGCTACGTTTCCGCCCCCACTGGTCAATGTATCTTTAATGGCAACCTCAGCGTGCAGGTCATTAGCACCTGCGTATACCCTTGCACCTGTAGATACATCAAATTCAATCGAAGAAATCGCTTTACTCCCTGGCGATCCGTCCGACGCCGCATCCGCCACCAGGCCAGCGGTGGCCGTCATGGAGCCAGATTGAGACGCAAAGCCGGTCTGATTCTCTGCCCCGCCACCACTCGCATTCACGGCTGCGGCATTGTTTACGATATTTACGTTCGACCCATAGTTGTAGGCATACTGTCTGGCACCTGTAACTGGCAGACCCGTATCACTATCGGTACTTTCTTCTGTGCCCGATACCGACAACACCCTATTGTCGGAGTCGAGAGTGATGGTGCCGGTAAACCAACCCCCCGAATCGTCCGGCCAGACAAACGCTCCAGTGAACTCACCTGGACCCGCAGTGAAGTCACTTGGGGCGATAACTTGACATGTTACGGGAACGTAAGACGGGGGGAAAAGGATGGTGATCTCGGTGCCGACTTCGATGTTCACTGTCGGACCCGTGGGGTCGGTGACGGCGATCGTCCCTCCGATGGAGGTGATCTCGGTGATCCCCCCGCCGCCCGAGGGCAGGTTGTCGATGATGGCGACGACCTGCTTGGCCCACGTCTCGATGGCGAGCCAGTCGGTGTTGAGGTCGGTGGGCGAGGTCGGGCCGGGGAATCCCTTGCGCGGGACGACCAGGGTGGGGGCGGTCACGACGAGACCCCGATGGTCGGGGCCTGGGTGATCTGCTTGTACCCGAGGGACACCGAGTGGACGTTTGGAGCCGCACCGCTGTTCCCCATACCGGTGATCCGAATGGTCAGATCCTCGCTTGCGTAGGGGTTGGACCCAGCGTTGGTCGACCCGATGGGCATACGGATCATGGTCGGTGCCTCACCGATCTGGCTCGAGGGGGTGGTGACCGACCCGACCTCGGTGGTGCCGTTGTAGACGGAGACCTTTACCGTGGACGCGGTGTTGCCGCTGTTGGACGAGGCCCGGACGACCACCTGGCGGAGCTCGACGAAGCGATTGGTGGTGAGTCGGATCGGGAGGCTTTGCCACTGGTAGTTCTCTTGGGGGATCGTCTGGTCGAATCGGAACAGGAAGTCCTTGTTGGAGTCGGGGAAGGAGAGCACGGCGGCGTAGATGTCCGGCCCGTCCACCTCATTCACCCAGAAGAGGTTGGTGCCGCCCTGACTCTCATCGGGGTAGTACTTCCACCACCCTCCGGTTCGGGTGTCGAAGAGCCAGTTGTTCGAGAAGTACACCTTGTCACCGATGCACCGGCAGTAGAAGCCGTAGTTGTTGGAGTCCATGGTAGAGAACTCGGCCGGCAGGAAGAAGGAGTCGTCGAGCTGCTTGGAAATCTTCATGGACGTGTTGCCGCCATTCCACACCCATGCCCCGTTGTTGGCCGAGCAGTAGTAGAATCCCGTCACCCCCGACGAGGCGGAGCCGTAGAACCCTCCCGTTGGCTGGATGCCGGGGAAGAACGTCACCGAGGGGGAGAAGATGTCGCCCGAGACGATGAGCCCCCCTCCCCGCTTCTTGACCAGGAAGAGCTCGCCCGCGCTCTGGCTCCCCCCGGCCCCGTAGCCGTAGGGCTCCTCGGCTGCCAACACCGTCTGCTGGAAGCCGAGCACCTGGGAGTTGGGAGGGTCGGTGAAGTTGATCTGCTCGTTGGTCAGGAAACCTCCGCCGGCAGGGTAGGGGAAGTTGATCCCTGACAGGACGATGATCCGGTTCTGGTGGACGATCACCTGGCCGGTCTGGGAGGGGGTCAGGGGGATCATGTCGTAGGGGGTGTAGCTGGTCGGGGTCTGGGGGTTGGGGTACATGTAGAGCGCCCCTGCCGTGGTGGGCTGCGCCGGCCCGCCCGAAGGAAAGACGACGACGGGGTTACCGGGCTGGTTGACATCGGTGAACCCGACCGTCGCCGTTCCGCTGGCCGTCGTCGGACCCGAGAGGGTCAGGTCGTTGCCCGCGATGGACTGAACCGTGGTGTCCGCTGGGATGGTTCCCGTACCTGAGACGACGGTGGCGTAGTCCCCGACCGCCACGCCGGGCCATCCCCCCGACACGACGGTGATGACCGCCGTGGTCCCGTCGAGCGTCACCCCTGTTACTTCGACCAGAGGAGAGGCGCGGGTGAACTGCGGGTACGGGCTGCCGAAGATGCCCACCGCCGATGCCTCGGTAGTCTCCACGATGCTTGTGGCGGTGGTCGTCTCGAGGATGTAGGACGCGGCACCCCAGATGTGGTTGGTGCCATTGTCGTACTCTCCGATGATGACGGCCTCGGTGGTTCCGTCATTCAGCTCGTCGTGGACGAGTAGCCCTACCAGGTAGGTCGTGGTGCCGTTGGTCAGCGGCCAGGAGTACGCCTGGGCGACACCTGGGAGCGGACCCAAGCCTCCCGAAGGAAGGGCGATGCAGGCGAAGGTCTGGGTAGCGTCAGCGGCACCCTTGGGGGCGGGAACGTTGGGAGTGCCCCCGGAGATCGAGGTGTAGTCGTAGCAGCCGGCGGTGAAGTCATCGAGCTCGATCCATGAGTAGTCGGTTTCGGGCTGGACGCCCCTGGTCGGTTCAGGCATCGAGGAGGGCCACGATCAGGTCTCGGATGACGGTGTGGAAACGGACGTTGCCCTCGTTCTCTAACACCTCGCCCTGGTCTGCCACCGATGCCATCTCCCCCTCACGCACCCGCTCAGCCACCGATTTGCCCCGCGAGGACGCGTAGGCTTCGATGAATGACCGGGCGTGCTGCTTCTTGGCGTAGGCCAGGGCGAACTCCCAGGAGGCGAGTTGCTTGGCGGTCGAGGCCAGGTGGAGGCGTAGTTCCTCCTTGGACATCCCGGCGTAGTCGTTGTCGTCCCGCATGATCCCTCCCGAGACGGACTACCTGGCGCTGGGTACGTCCACCTCGGCGTCGTCGCTCTCCGATGCACCCGGAGCCATCTGCCGCAGCTTCTCCTTGATGGCGTCCAACTCGCTCTCGAGGTGCTGACGGTACAGCACCTCGTCGTTCAGATCCTCGCTGTCGTTGCGGACGGCGGCGTAGACCTTCTCGCCGCCAACGTCGAAGCAGGCGGGGGTGACGGTCGCGCCGTTCTCCGTCTGGATCTGCACCTTGTGGGGGCGGTGCTTGGCCTGGACGCCGGCGTTGGCGTGGTTGGGGGGCCACTCGTCGGCGTTGAGGAGGTCGAGATCCTGGCTGTAGACTCCGTACTTCACCCCCAGGCGCTCGAGCTCCTGCTCCCGCTTGGCGATGGCACCCTTCTCGAAGGAGTCGGAGAACCGACCCGTCACCTGCGGGCGGGAACGGGGGTCGCCCCAGTAGAGGCACACCATCCCGAAGGGGACGAGGGCGGTCGCCTTGGGGGCGATCCGGTAGGTGCGGCCGGCGTACATGCCGACGAACTCCGTGGTGTCGACGTTCTTCACCCGGAGCACGTCGCCGCTGTCGAGGACTGTCTGCGAGGGAGTGGGCATCACATGGGCTTGAGCAGCGCCCAGACCAGCGCGGTGCCCGAGGAGATGGTGACCGCCTGCAGCGCCACGCCGATGCCCTGGCCGTTGGTGGGAGCCGCACCCGAGGTGGTGCACTTGGCCGCACCCGCGGTGGCTGCCGACTGGATCAGCGGGAAGCCGGCGGTGGTGGTGGCGTCACACAGCACCTGGGCCACGCCGAAGGTGGCGATCTTGGCCACAGCCCCCGGAGGGATGGACGCGGCACCGGTGGTGGCCTCGTACCCTCCGGTGACGACCCCGACAACCTTGGAGTCGGCGGTGGTGGACGAGGGCTTCACCGTGGCAACGACCGGCGGGTTGGTGGTGCCAGGGCCGGTGTAGTTGTTCACCTCCACCAGCGTTCCGATGGGGGTGTTCCCCGAGACGTTGGAGGCGATCTCGAAGAAGATGTCGGTGCCGCCGTATGAGACGGCGTTGAAGTAACCGGCTCCTGTCGGGTTTGGCTGCAGGTCGGGCATTGGTGATCCTTTCGATCAGGCCGTGAGGGCCGTGAACTTGCCCTGGCGGGCGACGTTGGAGCAGGAGGCGTTGCCAGCCCAGACCATGAGCGAGGTCATGGCGTCCTGGTTGGGGGGCTTCACGAAGTCCTGGACGTAGAAGTTCGCCTTGTCGTTGACGATGAGCTCCCAGTAGTTCTCGTTCAGGAAGTACGGGCCACCGGTCGAGGGGAGGTGGGAGTCCACCAGCCACGGCACGTTGTTGAAGACCAGGTTGGTGAAGCCGGCCTGGGCCAACTGCGTGTCCTGCCCGCCCGGCTGCTGCGGGAACTGCTGGAAGGACTGGTTGAGCGCCCAGTAGCGGTTGTAGTTGGCCTGGCTCGAGATGATGATGGTCGGCGTCTGCCCACCGTCCTGGGTGGCCCCCCACAGGTTCTGCAGGGCGGCGAGGGTCATGGTGGTGGTGGTGGAGTCCACCTGGGCCTTCCACCACGGGTTCGAGGACCGGGTGATCCCGCCGTAGGAGGCGATGGAGGTCCCGTCGTCCACGGCCTCGGCCACACCGTCGATGGTCTGCGGGTTGGTGCCGTCCGCCCAGATGCCGTAGCCGAGGAGGTCGGCGAGCTGCATCTCACACTGCTTGAACTGCGAGGCCAGGTAGTCGGCCACCTTCTGCGGGCTGTCGGCCTGCAACTGGGTCAGGCCGTCCACGGTCACGTTGCCGTACGCCTGCTTCCAGGCGAAGACCGAGTTCTGGATGGTGTCGGACTGCGGCACCGAGAGGGTCTGCGGGCCGGTGTACCAGCCGCCGCCGCTCATGGGGGTGTACATGAGGGGCTGCTCGATCTGGAAGCCACCCTTCTCGATGATCTTGTTCATCCGGTTCCACCGGTAGAACAGGACGTTCGAGTTGTACACGTTGTCGACGATGATGTCACGGATGATCCGCCGGCTGATGGCGGTGACCGTGGTGGTCCCAATCGCTGCTACGGGCATTCCCTACTCCTTGGTTATGACACGCCGCCGGAAGCGTTGAGCTCCTCGACGATTCGACTGGTGACTTCGTTCCAGTTCATTGGCTTGGTGGTTGAGGTCTTGGTCCTCGGGGTAGATCCCGAAGAGCCGGAGAGGGCGTTGAGGTGGCTCTTGCGCCGCCTCTCCTTCTTCTCCGTGTCACCCGATGTAGCGATGCCCAGCACTTTACCGCGCACGGACTCGTCGGACATGGACCCTATCTCCATGGCCTTGACGAGGCCGGCGACCGGGCCATCAGGGGTGTTCGCCATCACCGCGGGGACGATGCCCAACTCGGCGGTGGTGCGACGGATCTTGTCGATCTCATCGTCGGTGAGATCGGGGTGAGCGGCCTTGAACTGCTCGACCGCGGCGGCGATGTCGGAGGCGACTCGCTGCGAGTTGCGGTCGGCTTCCTCCCGCTCGAGTTGGCCGGCCAGTTCGCCGACCTTCTCGTCCTGGTGCTGCTGCAGCTTCTGGATCTCGAGGTAGGTGTTGACCGCCTGCTCGTCGTCGGGGTCGATCCACTCGGGAAGATCGACCGTCTCCTTGGTGATCTCCTTCTTGGGCGGGTTGAACTTCGCCTCGAGGAGGTCGTGGACACCCGAGGCGATGTCGGGGTCGGTCAGGAGCTCCCGGAGCTTGAGGAGTTGGGCGAGCTCTTCGTCGGGGAGTCCCGGCGCGGGCGGCGGGGTGGGAGACGCTTCCTCCCCGCCCCCGTCTTCGTCCTCCGACTCGTCCTCTTCACCGGCCGGCTCGTCGACTTCGGAATCGTCGTCCTCGTTCTCCTCCGGGACACGCCCGTCATAGGAGTAGCCGGCGTCGAGAAGCTGCTGGATCAGTTCCTCGGCGTCGTCGGTGGTCTCGTCGTCCGCCATCACTTACCTGCGTTCTCTGCGAGGATCCGTCGCAGTTCGTCGGGGTTCTTGCCCATGTCGATGCCCCTCATCATGCCGCCGGGTTGCACGGGAGCCTGCGGAGCTCCCTGGGATGCCATCTGACCGTTCGCCGCTCCTCCACCGGGAGGGCCACCGGGCATCCCCATCCCTACGGGCGCACCCCCGGCGGGGCCGGCGGGTGCTCCGCCGGGGGTCGCCTCTGCTGGCGGGGGGCTGCCGCCAGGCTGTGCTCCCGGCTGACCCTGGTGGATCCGCAGGAGGACGATCTTGAGCAGCTTGTCGAGGAAGGGGATGTCGGCGTCCGGAGTGGCCTGGATGACAGCGATGTCCGGGACGAGCTGCTTGAGCCCGTCCAGCATCGACTCCGGAATGTCGGTCCCCTTCGCCATCGACTACGGGCGCAGGTCGGTGGGCTTGTTGTTCCGGGGGGCCTGGGCGGAGACCTCGGAGCCGTAGCGGCTCTCGGTCTGTCCCTGCATCTTCACGTTGGTCTTGCCGACCTTGGTGCCCTGGCTGGTGCTCTGGTCTGCCATCTGAATCTCCTTGTTCTGGTGATGTTGTAGCCGAGCCGGGGGGGCTATCCGGGTGACATCCCCCCCGGCTCAACTACTGCCGACTACTTCCGGCCGTGACGCTTGGAACCGCGCTTGCTGTGACGGGCCATTGTTCCACCCCCTTTCGATCTCGGATGCTTTCGGGCATTCGACAGAGAGGCGGCGACCGCCTGCTTCTGCGGATGTCCAGACCTGACCATCTCGGAGATGTTCGAGGAGACCGTGGAACGGGACGAGCCCGACTTGAGTGGCACGTCTACTAGGACCGTCCCGACTTGCGACTGCCGCGCTTCATTCCTCGCTTGGCGGTCTTCTTCGGGGAGGACTTCCCCGAGGGCTTCTTGGTGATGATGTCGGCGAAGGAGTTGCCCATCAGTCGTCGTCCTCGACCTCGTCCAGAACGAGATCCTGCATCTCGAACGGGTCACACAGGTGCTGGGTGGTCCCCCGCCCGAAGGTGGGGAAGTTCCGACCGGGAGGGGCGTAGCCGTCCGTCGCCTGACCCCGCACTCGAGCGCCGGTGTCGGTGATCTCGGGCCTGCCGTTCTGGGTCATGGGAAGATACTTACACGGTGGTGATTCGATTACAAGCATTCCGGCTTCGCCGGCTGCCGCCCCTCCGCTTCGCTGCGGGTTGCCATCCGGTCGGTGGATACCGGCGCACCAGTGCGACCGACTCTCGCGGCGGTGAGTGGACAAGCTTCCGACGAAGGAGGAAGTGCGTCAGCCGCCAACGGCGGTGCCTTTCAACGGAAGCTTCGCTCTGGTCACAGTGATCCCGAGATCCCTCATCCATTTCTCAGGACAGCAACAAACACCGCTTTCGCGCCAGGACTGCCTGGATCGAGCATCTTCCAGCTCTGAGCATTTTCACCGTATCGGTGGGCGCGAACCAAAGGCCCTACGACGGGTACTCCATCCGTTGACCTAACCGGAGACCGTGATACGATGAGACACGAAACCTCTTGTTGTTTCACTGTCTCACAGGGACCCCCTTCCGGTGCAGTCGGTTGGGGGTCTCGCATTTGCAGAAGCTGGCCGTCAGTGAGCGTGTCCTGTGCCAGGTCCTTTCGGTTGTCCCTTCGCGCCCTGCGCCTGGGCGGCGGCTGCCATGATGGCGATCTGCTTCTGCTCCATGCGGGCCTCGATGTCCTTCCAGTCCGCTACCTGGTGAGCCTGCAACACGTACTGCTGGTCCACCGCCTTCATGGCGAACAGGGCGTCGGCTTCTGCGATGCGGGCTTGTCGGGAGGTCGGACGGTCACTGCCGGCGGAGACGTTGAGGGCGAAGACCAGGGGGGTCATGTCGTACTTCTTGGTCTCGAAGTTCCGGCTCGGGGAGTAGAAGTGGCGGGCGGCGAGAAGCAGGGAGGTCTCCGTGCCCTTGTCGCCGATGATCGCAACCACTCGAGGGGTGGTGTAGTTCTGGGCGATGAGGTGGCAGAGGAGCGTGCCGATCCGGGTGAGGGTGACTTCCATGTTCCTCACCGATGACCGGATGGAGACGAACCCGGCCTCCTGGGCGGACTGGACCGTCTGCTGAGCCTGCCGTCCGGTGGCGAGCGCACCCTTCTGCGGACCGGACAGACCGGAGATGTTCTCCATGATCTGTCGCCAGAGGTTGATGAGTTGCATGACATCGCCGCTCATCTGCGGGGGGTTGAGCCATCCGGGCTTGCTCCCGTTGGTGTTGGCCACCGCAGAGTCCATCTGCAGCCGAAGCCCGGCTCGGTTGACGATCTGCGTCCGCCCGAGACCGGAGTTGGCCACGTCCATGAACACGGGGTTGCCGGTGAGCTCGGCGTTGGACTGCATGGAGGCGAGCAGGCGGTCAATGGCCACCTGGCAGGGGGCGAGGTAGGAGACGATGGGGACGGGCCAGAACTCGCCGGTCTCGTCATCGACGTACCGGGCATACGGGTGGCGGTTGTGCTGCCACAGGTCTTCGGCGGTGGTGTCCAGCAGCACGTGGGAGCCGGTGAACACCACCACCCTCCACTGGTCGTAGACCACGTTCTCGTCCTCACCGTGGAGAGGATCGGTGGTCTCCCTGACCGTCTCGACGTTCTCCCGGATCCAGCACTCGTAGACGTTCACCCCGCCCGTCAGGACGTTGGAGGCGCTGGTCTGTGTCCCCTGTCCCGGCCGGCCCCAGGGAGTGCCTTCGTTGCCGGGGATGTTGCCGGGGACCACCATGCGGTCGGTCATCCCCGAGGTGTCCGAGGGCCGCTTGGCGTAGTCCCCGGTGTCCCCCTGGGCAACGGCCATCTCGATCAGGTCCCGGCTGGTGTCGGGGAACTTCCGCTGGATCTCGTCGTAGGTCATGCGGTTGACCTCGAACAGGTACATCAGGTCTTCGTCCGAGGTGGCTTCGGGGTTGGGGTAAATCTTCCACGGGTCACGCCGCTGGAAGGAGACGTTGCCGATCCCACCGTCCAGCCCGGAGTCCCACACCGCCTTGGCGATCCCCGCTCCGCAGATGGCCGAATCCCACAGGAGAAGGGACTGCTGCTTGAACCACCCCTGGACCTGCCAGTTGGATTGCAGGATCAACTCCATGTGGTGACCGATGGCGGCTTCGTGGTCAGCGAACTCGGAGAAGGGGTCGACCGCGGGGGTGACGTTGAACTCGACCTTCTGGTCCGTCATCCAGGCGATGCGGTTTCGGATGATCGGGTAGATCTCCGAGTCCCGTACCCCAGACCCTGGACGGGTGTTGGACCCCGAGGACCGGTTGAACGTCAGCATGTAGTTCTTGGTCCACTCGGCGTGCCGCCGCTGCTTGGCGTTCTTGGCCTCCTGGTAGAGCTCCATGAGCCGGCCGGTCAGCTCAAACTCATCCAACTCGTCGTACCCCGTGGGGTCGGTCTGGGTGAGGGTCATACCGAATCGAACCGTGCTTTGGCCGTCTCGTCAAGCCCTTCGTCGGTGACCCCGAGAGCTGCCTTGTCCGAGTAGTCCACCGGCTCGAGGTTCACTTCCAGCCCCGTCCGGGCCGTCTGCTCCTCGGATGCCCGCTTCAAGGCGTCGGTGAACTCTCGGTTGTTGTTGACGTACTGCCCGGTGGCCACGTTGAAGTGCTCCCGGAACGAGGTGGACATGGAGAACCGGAACCGCCGGGAGGCGGTGAGCCCACAGGAACAGGGGACGCGGTCCCCACGAACGTTCGACTCGATGCTCGTCCCGCATCCGTCGCATCGGTAGGCGTAGGCCACGGCCATCAGTAGTCGTCCTCGTTCATCTGCCAGAACGGCATTCCGCCGATGTCATTCGTGTTGGATACCTCAGCGACCGGTGGCTTGAACACGTTCCCTTCCAGCTCGAGGCTGTAGCTTTGGAACATCTCCATGGGGTCACGGGCCGAGTCTAACTCCATGCGGATCGTGGCTACAGCGATAGCCAGGGAGGTCACCGCGTCGTCGTTCCCCTTCTCCGAGGCCGGCCCCAACTCCCCGTACTTGAGCGAGACATAGTTGGCCATCTGCTCGTAGGTCTTCTCGTCGTGGATCTTCAACATCCCCTGGCCGAGGCAGTCGATGACGAAGGCCACCGCCATCTGCTTGCGCTGCCAGTTCATCGACCACCCGAAAGAGTTGGTGACCTGTCCGGGCATCCGGTCCATCTGCCGGTAGCGCCACACGTCGGGGTAGAACATCTTGTCCTTGAGGATGGCGATGGTCGCCAGACCCCCGCCCTCGATCTCGCAGTTCACCGTGGCGGTGTTGTAGTAGTAGCCGAGCTCGGCGAGACGGTCGGCGAACTCGGCCGGCTCGACATGGCCGTGCCAGACGGCACACTGCTCGAAGGTGTAGCGGTTGAGCACCTGGATACACGCCGGGTCTCCCCATGTCGTCCGGGTCGGGTCCCCGGCGATGACGTACTTCTGCCGGTCGTGGGGGTGCTTGAAGATCCGGAGTTCCCCGTCCTTGGACTTGAAGAACTGGCCCTGTCGCTTGGTCGGGTCCCGCAGGGGGCTGAGGTAGCCCTGAGCCCCGTTCCGTGGCTCGTAGCAGGCGTCCAGCTTGTCGAGGGGGAAGATGTTCCTACCGGTGGTCAGAAAGGCTTCGTGGTCGTCACAGGGATACTCCTGGTGGAACACGTCCTCGTCGTTGTTGCACTTGTTCCGGATGCACCACCGCCGCCAGGCCAGTTGAGGGATGCCCAGCCCCTCGAACTTCTCCATCAGGTCCCGCTCCTCCTTGGTGAGGCGGTCGTAGGTGAGGGTAGTGTCGGGGAAGGAGTACTCCTCATGGAGATACCAGGGGAAGAAGAGCGGGATGAAATCCGACTCCCCGGCCTTGGCAGCGAACCACTCCTGGTGGAACCAGTTCCCCGCTCCGTTGGCGGTGGACTCGAGGAGGATGACGGTGCCCGGCTTGTCGGGGACGGCCTGCTTGAGGGCGGTCATCAGCCCCTCGGGGTCGGGGTAGAAGGCGACCTCGGAGCAGTGGACGGCGTGGATGGTCTGCCCGCGCCCCACCTCCTTGCCCTTGGCGGTGGCGATCTTCATGGAGGAGCCGGTCTCCTTCCACGACAGACGCCTCACCGACTTGTGGGACTCGGTGAAGAGCTCCCGGAAGGGCCAGTTGTCCCACATTAGCTTGGTCATCTCGAACAGGTACTCGGAGTCGGCGGTGGACTTCGACAGCACCAGGGCGTTGGCTCCGGGGTGCATGAAACACCAGTTGAACAGCACGGCCTCCGAGGCGGTGGAGATCCCCAACTGCCGGCCCTTGAGCACGATGATCCGGATGGGACGGCCGGCGTTGTACTCCTCTTGGATCTTGGCCACGAACTGCTTCTGCGCCCAGGCGAAGGACGCGTCGAGGTCAAGGGGCTCGACTGACAGATCCTTCGTCTTGATCTTCATCTGACGAATCAACGGCGACAAACGCAGTTGTGTCTTCCCCTGCAAGGTCGTCGTCACCGACCGTCATCTCCCCGAGCAGGTCCAAGAAGTCGGACCGCAGATTGCCCATGGTCTCCGGTGACTGCCGGGCCGTGAGCGACATGGACTTGTTCAGGATGCCGGCGATGAACCGGCTTCGCACGTTGTAGGGCGCGTCGTGGATCATGGCTCGAGCCTCCGCCAGGGCGTCCCATTGGAGGACGGCAAGGGCCTCGGCCATCTCGGCTGCGCCGTACTTCTCGATCCGCAGGTCGGCCATCATCCCCCGGATGATGAAGGGATCCATGCCCAGGGCCTTGGCAATGGCGGTCGGAGGGACACCCACCTCGAGCAGACGGGTGATGACGTAGGAAAGGTCGGCCTCGTTCATCTGCGGTCATGCCGCCCCATCTTCTCCACCGACACCAGAAGCGCCGCCCCGTAGGCGTCTTTGAGCTTCACTCCCTCATCGTTGTCGGACGACGGGATCACGATGACTACCCTCATGTCTCCTGATGGCTGGTGCTTCACCTCGTAGAGCGTTGCCTCGAAGGTAGCATGGTCGAACTTCGGGGCCCCGGACAGCCGGCCCTTCTTGGTGGATCGGGGGGCCATCTGCTCCACTCCGAGCGCCCTGGCCCCCGGCTCCGTCCCGACGAGGTGGCGAACGGCGTCTACAGCACCAGGGCTTGTAGTTCCTCCTCGGACGACCACCCCTCGGTCTCGCTCGAGTCGGGCGGCGACTTCACTGAGGGACTTGGCCAGACCCCTGCCTCCTCGGCCTCCCGCACCATCTCCGCCTGGATGTTCTCGGGCAACCGGTCGAAGAGATCGTCGGGTGTCAGCAACGTCTCGCTCGGACTCTCGCTCTCGGGCTCCTGCGAGGTCAGCGGCTGCGGTCGACCCAGCAGCACCACCTCCGTAAGCGCCGTCTGCATCCGGACGATCTCCGCCGACTGCCTCACCGAATCCATGGCTTGCTCGACCATTCGTTCCAGCGTGGCCGACTGCAGCTTCACCATCTCCTCCGCCGAAGTCGAGGATCGGGCGTTCGAGGTCATCGACCACCTCACCATCGTCAGCACCGAAGCCAAGGTCAAAGTCCCCAAGATCAGTGTCAGGGTCGATCCATCCATCACTCATTCTCCTTGCTCGCTTCCACCCACCGCGGGTGCGGGGCTCATCTGGTCCTCATAGAAGCGAAGGGCCGTCTCGTTGTACCACCGGCGGTTCTCGACGGGGTTGTGCCCCGGCGGTTCGCCGTGGTCACCGCAGATGGCCACGATCTCCATGGGGTCTCGGGGGGTAGGTTGCCAGACGTTGATGAGGTGCGTCGGCCCCATCGGCATCTCTGCGTCGCACATGTGGCACCTCACTCTGCGCCCCCCTTCGCATACCGCCCCAAGTGCCGGTACACCGCCTGCCGGGTTATCCCCAACCTCTTGGCGATCTCGGGCACACTCAACATCTCGCTCAACTGCACCAGGATCTCCCGGTTCTCCCGTGCCGCCTCGGCCTGGATCTCCCTCCCCATGTCCATCTGCTCGAGGCCCTGCCGGTAGGCGGCGAGCAGCACCTCCGAGTGCGAGGGACGACTCAAGACCCCTTCGCCTCACGGATATAGCCGGCCCACCGGTAGAGCTCCACCTGGATCCGGTCCCCCTCGCGGTGGTCGTCCTGCAGCCGTAGCCACTCAGCGAGGAGTTCCAGCTTGTCGGGGTCGAAGTCGGCCAGCACCTCCCGCAGCCTGGCGTTCTCATGGAGGAGCACCCGGTTCTGCTCGAGCAGGGAGTGGGTCCAAGTCTCGATGACGCCCAGCCGCTCGATGAGCGCGTCGGTCTGCGCCATCAGCGACCTCATCGTCTCGGTGGTGTTGGTCACGACCCCACCGAACCCTTCAAGTCGAGGACCTGATACTCCCGAGTGACAATCAGGGCAGACGAAACAAACCGGCAAGCCATGATCGCATCGAACACCCACACGTCGTCGAGCGTCAGTTCGGTGCGGCCGTCGCCCAAGTCCCTCGACTCGAAGTGCTGGCAGAGAACCGAGACCCCGTTCTTGGTTTGGATGTCGTACCTGAACAACCCCTGACAGTCCGCCGCCTCGCGCCAAAGCAGGTAGTCGCGGTTGGCCCGCCAGGTGTCCACTTCCTCTGCTGTCAGATCGTCCACGACAAACTCCCTGGTGAGTGCCCTGCGTCCATCGACCGGAGACCGCCTACTTCCGGCGTGGCCACTTGGTCGGTCCCTGGTCCATCCACCAGGAGATCCCGCCGACGACCGCCGATAGGGCCAGTACGACCACGATGACGCCTGCGAGGAGTCCCACCTGTACGACCCTTCCTGGGGTGAACCTGTACAGGTCACTATGACATGGGCTGCCGGCCGCTGTCCAGCACTTTCTCGGGCCGTCTGGGGGTGCAATCTGTACGGGAGATTCCTGACTCCAAGCCTCGACCGACGTTTTCAAGAC